CGCACAAGGTTTCCAACGTTAAATGGCATTTGTTGGCCTTCAGGACAAGTAAGAACTGTCGTAGCACCAATAGTAATTCCAACAATCTTTTGAGAATATCTGGACATCGCAAGAGTCTCAGATGTTCCTGAAGGAATATAATAACCACCTTCATCTGTGGTAACAGTAGCTGCAGTTTGAGAGAAAGCAACATGTACTCCTGCAGTTCTAGGAGTTATTCTCAAATAAGGAGATTTTATCGCAAACGAAGTAGATACCGTTCCAGCTGCTACAGCCGCAAAAGAAATACCCGTTCCAACTATCGGACTATGTGCCATTATTCTTTAAAATCCATTTAATGTTATTTAGTATACTTGAGCAGTAGATTGTTGTGCATCATCTTCTATCTCAGTTTCAGCTTCTGCTTCAACTTCTATTTCAGATTCTGCTTCTACTTCATCATCATCAATTTCATCTTCAACTTCCTGATTACCAAAAAGAGAATTAGCTACAATAGGTCGAGCAGTCTCAACCTTTTCAGCTGACTTAGCATAAAGAATATCTTTCAATTTATCACTGATCTGAGCTGGACTTTCATCCGACACAATCATATCCAGTAATTCATCCATTTTAAGTATGTTCAAATGTTAACTAGTTGTATTTATATTTCTCCACCCTTAGGTGTTTGATTTATATTAGATTTAGTAACAGCACTATCTACGGCGGTTGATCTTAGATCCGCATCTGCAGTGTCTACTCCTGGTTCTTCCTCAGGAAATGGCATTGGTCTTAATCCCCCAGTGCCTTCTGGATCTAACATCATATCAGCAGGATCAGGTATAGTACCATCTGCAATTTCCTTTTCAATTTGATCATCCTGCTCCTCAATTTCTACATCAGTTTGACGCAGAACATTACGTCTAACCCAATCATTAGAATAATATTTACCAATATAAGGTTCTGTTGCCGTAAGAAGAGCTAATCTTTCTGTTTGCAACTCTGCTTCTTTTAATTCAGTGAAGTGATTATCATATAAGAAATCATACTGAATATGTTCCTCCATTACATTCCAATCTTCTGGAGTAATAACATTCTTAAGGAGTAATTGTGTTTTTAGCATGTCACTGAACATTGCTGAGAATCTCTTTCTCAAACGTCCAACAAACTTACTAAATTTAACTTCATCACGAAGTATCTCAGAAGATCTTCCAAGGTTAAATCCACCATCTCCTTCTATTCTAGAGATAGGAACATTTAACGCCTTGTACAATTTCTTCTTGAAGTATTCGATGTCCGTGATTTCTCCAAGATTCTGTCCTCCAGGAAGAGTAGAAATTTCAGTTCCACGACCTCCTTCCCTTCTAGGGAGCCAGAAATCTTCAAGCATTGCCATGTACTTCTTGTCATCTCGAACCTCTCCAGTAGATGCGTCGTATACAAGTTTGTTACGATATCTCATCATCACGTCACGGAGATATTGCTCTGCCTTTACTTTCGGTAGATTTCCAACATCAATATAGAAAATTCTTCTTTCTGGAGCACGAGATAATCTGTAGATAACCAGACTATCCTCAATCATTCTAAGTTGATTGAGTGCTTTAATTGCCTTATGTAAATATGATAATGTGGTTCCTTTATTTCTATCTACTAATCCTGAAGTACAAAATGTAATTGAATCTTTTGCAAATTTAATACCACCTTGTCCACCAGTTGCCGATGAAGAACTTGCTGTAGGATAAGTTAATTTAGGATTATATAAGAAGTATTCCTCTATTTCAGGAAACTCATAATCTGTAGGATTGCCTGTGTTTACAGTTAATGGACGGACATTATTCTTCTGTTTCTTTTCTTGCCTTACATAACGCATTTTCATTGCGTCAATATATCTTAACTCTTGTATCCCCTCATGAGGATTCTTAATATCAATTACTTTATTATAATACAATCTACCATCAATATACCAATTCCTATAAATTTCATGTGCCTTTCTATTAAAATCTAATAACTCAAGAATAAACTTAAACTCACTTCTTATCGTCTTTTTAATACCATCACTTGCATTTAAATGATCTAAATTAATTTCAATTGGACTATCATTACTATCAGAAACAAGGGCTTCATTTACAATATCTTCGATAGCACTATCCGCTTCAGGATGAAGTGCCATCTCACGATATCTTTTAATTAACGAAACTTCAGTCTTATAAACACCTTCAATATCAACATATTGACCAAAAAAACCACTACTCATGTAGTAGTCTGACTGATCCTCATTATTAGGGGGAACAGGTGAGACTACTCCAGGAGATTGTGGTTCGTTGTCCTCTATCGAGAACCCAAATAACTTAGCCATGATTTATTTAAAAAATGCCCTTTCTTGGACTATTTATCAAAGTTTTCAAGTGCTAGTTTATGTGTTTTCTGTTTCTTGTTGTGCGTTTTTAGCAATAGACTGGAAGAACTGAATCTGGAAAGTAACAGTAAATTCTTCGATTGCATCGGAACTGTCATATGAAAGATCAATTGCTCCAATTTCAGAAGGCCAAATTTCTTCTACCTTATATTCATGAAGAACTCTTTGAGCACTATCATTACCTGCTACGGTAGCAGATCTAGATAACTGTTTAATAGTTCCATTACCCATATAGTTATTAGGGTCAACTTCGCCAACACCAGTTGCTAAAGCATTGATCTTTTCAGTCCATGCCTCAAAACCTTTTCTGACTTTAAAGTCTTCATCATTAATAACAGTAACTGACCAAGGTTCAAAGGTTCTGTCTCCAGCAACCTTTAGGATTCTTCCTCTAAAAGGAACCTCTACAGAACCAATACTTTGAGCTGGCATAGATGATGCTTTACACATGAATCTAAACTCACTCTCTATATTAGTATTCCAACCACCTGTTGAACCGTCCCCACCAAAGTTTCCAAGATTAACTTCAAAGAGGTTGGGCCTTGCACCACCCCCTGTTAGTTTAGATCTGAAATCTGTAATCGTTTTAATTGCCATCGTTGTAATCTCCTATTGTTAATTAATTATGGGGTGAATTTAAACTCTTCCTGTTACTTCTTCAAAACTGACTCCAGTTCTGGTAGCAACGAAAGTAAGAGTAACATAATTAATCGACCTTGTGGGCTTCAAGAATATGTCTGCCCTAAATTCATTATTATCAATAACCTCAGGAGTGTTATTGGTTTGGTCGCAAATGACTCGGAAGTCGATGAGTCCTCTCTTCGCTTGAATATCACGAAGATATGGTTCAACTACATTAACGAAATTAGAACGAGTAATTTCATCGTTGAATTCAAATAGTTGAGCATTAGCAACTCCAGTGAGTGCTTGCTCTACAGTAATGAATAAACGACGAACGTTAATTCTATCAAATGCAGATGAATAACTTAATCCCGTCTTATCACCAAAGAGAACTGACCCTGCACCTGGTATGTTAGTTATTGGGTTAATCCTATTTTCATAGAGTTGATCTCTTTGTGCCTTAGTAGGATTGTAGGCAAGTTTAACAGAGTTGTTAATGTTTCCTCTCTGGTTACCTGCAGGTGAGAACCAAGGGAACTGTTCAATGTCAGTTCTAACCATCAAGCCTGCAACGTCTGGGTTAGTTGGAATATAACGGAATTTGTTGTTATATCTATCATATGTCCACTTATAACCACTATCAAATACTGCATAAGATGAAGAAGTAATAGGAGCATAGAATGACAGAACATTATTTGTCTGATCCTTATTACTGGTTACATTAACCACATCATATTTGTGTGGAGAAATAACAGCAACACAATCTTTTCTACCTTCTGCAAGAGAAATTAGTTTATTTGCTTTTGCTTGAGACTCATCTTTAGCACCACAACCTGGACCCATGATTAAGTAATCTATATCTACCTCATCTTCATTTTCAAATAAGTCATATGCTGAAGAGAGATCTCCAAGATTTGCTTTAAACTGTTCTGTAGTAGTACCGTAGTTAGATCCTCCACTAAAGGCATAACCTACACTACCTAATGAACTAAAGGTAACTCCTTGTGCTTCTTGTCCCCAAACACCACCACCAATAGTAGTTGGAACAAATGATAGAGACTTTGTACCTGATGTGGTAGTGAATCCAGTTGCTCTTGGGAAAGTATCATGATAATTGTCTCCAGCTTGAGATGGGTTCCATCCAGTGTAGAGATATTCAGAATTTTGTGCAAGGAAGTCCTTGTAGTAGATATTTGTAGGTGAATTTACTTGAGAAATCGCATCGGATGCCTTTGATAGACCAATATTTTTCTCAAGAATGGTTCCTTCATTACCTGATATAGATCCATCGTCATCTACGACAACTATGTGGAATGCATCGTTCTTACCATTTCTATTTTCTGTATAACCAGTTGTTTGTGGTTTAGATGCAATTGTGTTCCAGTAAACAGTTGCGTTAGTTAAATCAAGAGTTTGATTATCATACCAGTCAGTAACTGTACCAGCAGTGTTAACACTTGCTACCTTATAATCACCACCTTTGTTGGTTCCTGCAGCACTTACACAGTAAACAATTGAACCAGGTGTAATCGATGCCTGATCATCAAACTGTGCATAGTTAATATATGTTTCTGTTCCTATTATATTACCTGTCTGCTCAACCTTAGAAACTATCTTAACATCAATTGAACTAGCCGCATTAGTAGAATCTGTTGAAACACCTGTAATAATTCCTTTAACATATCCGTTAGTGGTGGCAGTTGTTCCTAGACCAACAGTAGTACCACTATAAGCAACGGTAACACCGCAACCTATCACAAATCCAGCAGTTTCTAAATTCGTAGTAGTAAGACCAACTGTTTGATCTGCCAAATCATCAATGTAACAAACCTTCAATCCGTTTGCCCATGTACCTGGTGTTTTAGCACCATAAGTCCATCCACTTGTTATATCTGTATAATTTTGATCATAGTCATCAAAATTTTTAATTTTTAATGTATCTGTCCAACCGATAGCAACGTTGGATAATGGAGCACCAGCATTAGCATTCTTTAGATTCGCACCATCACACCTAACAACTTTAAGTTGTCCCCCATATGTCAAGAATGAGGCTCCACTCATCCAATACTCATACTGACTGTCAGTAGATAAGGGTTTACCAAATGATGCTGTTAGATCAGCTTCATTAGTAACGGTGATTACCTGTTCTACAGGACCAATTTTGAATGGACCTGCGATACCACCACTGTTAGCTACTACATTATCAACTCTTCCTACTGTTAGGTCAACCTCTCTGGTAATTACACCAGGAGATATTTGCTGAGTCGCCATGCTTTTTTACTCCGAATTTCTCAGTTTATCTTGAAATTATTTATTGATTATAACATTTTCATTGGGGAAACATGTCGTGAACATTACCAATCAGGATAATTCCACTCAGCAAAAGGGAGTCCTTTTTTTCTATTTCTTACAATTCTTTTAACAGTGCATACTTTACATTCATAAGAATAAGAAGAAGCTACTGGACCTCTATCTTTATGGGTTCTATAAAAACCCTCAATTAAATTTTTTTCTTCACCACAAATTCTACATTTTCTATCTGATAGTAAAAGATGTCCTAATTTAATTTGTTTATCTAATTCCATTATAATACTTGAACAACTCCTACCACGTCTGGTATCTCCATCATTAGTTTCTTTTCTATACCTTGTTTCAAAGTCATTGTACTCATAGCACATGTCTCACATGCACCACCCAACTTTACTTTAACATATCCTGTTTCATATTCGATTTCGTAAAGTTGAAGGTATCCACCATCTGCTTCAATATAAGGAATAAGTTCCTCTAATACTTTGAGTACATTTTCTTCAGTTAATTCCATTAGTCCTCTGTTGAAGTGTTAAAAATAATTAACCAGGCAATTGATAAAGTAATTATAAAAAATACTCTAATCGAACTTGGTGAGGTATCAATCATTAGGACAAATACTCCCACATATAGGATGATTCTCCATACTCAGAAGCATTTGAATACCACCTGTCACCATCTTCAATAAAACTATCATCTTCCATTCCATCATCCATAAATCCAAAAGGAGCCATATCTTGCTCTATTTGATTTTTTTGTTCTTCATATAATCTTTTTCTTACATCCTGATCAGTAAGTTCTTTGAAGTAATCACACTGAACCAACCATGCATATATTACCAAACACATTGCAAGGTCATCATTACATCCTTCCTCTGCTTCAAATGAATTGCTCTTATGAATAAACGTGGTAAGTTCACTCATAATTTCATAATCAGTATCCCTC